TTTTTTTTTGGTTTTCCTAAACTCCTTTTTGGAAAATAGAATATATTCGTGAATATAGTCTAGTTTCCAAAAAGAACAGAAAATGTAAAATGTGTCGTTTCGGAGCTCATAAGCGGTCGAGCTTCAATCCGCTGCCGCAAGGCGGAACCTGACATACCATTAAACAAAACATACCCGACAATAACAAAATCCATCTTCATTGTGTGGTTCATCAGAAATAGAAGAGGGAGAGGAGAGTCAGTAATTATTCATACTTCTCGCCTCTTTAAATTCCATAACTCCCTCACGACGAGAGGAAGGTTTACTACGATCAGCAAGAACGTAGTCGGAAACAACAGAGGGAGGACGTTCATCATCAGCCTCAGGGCGAGGTCGCGGAGGGCGAACACCCGTGCCCTTGAAGTCCGGAAAAGCATCACCGAGAGAGCGTTTCAATAAAAGTCGTTGAATGCGCTCATCAAGTTTTTGATCCTCGGCACAAGCGCGCCTAATGTGGCGATCTTCACCAACAGCAGCACTAAGGTAACCTGACATATCATAAAAACTAGCATCTAAAGCCATATAAAGATCACCAATAGTCGTATCAGCTGCAGGGGTAGCACCATCAACACGTATACCAGCGGTACCCCCATAACACTGTCGCATAGTAGCAGCCTTCGCCCAATCAACATAGCCACCAGCACCTTCAGCAGTAGAAGTATAGAGGTGAGGTGATTTCTGATCCTTCATGAGGAAAATACGGGCAGATGGTTCCCAAGCAGGGAAAGTAGCACTATTAGACATAGCAGTTATCAAAGCCTTAGAAGGGGTCGTCGCATTAGTAGCAACAGCAAGACGATCCCAATGATCAGTAGATTCACACATGCACCACGTAATTTGATAACGATCAGCCGTAGACAAAGCTGTATTAAATATAAGTGCGCAAGTGTTGATATACCAACGATCAAATAGCTTAGAAATATAGGCTATAGCAGTAGCAGCAGGCATATAAACAGTGTTGGTCGGATTAAGGTAAATCTGGCCACCGGTATCATTAACACCGTCAATTTTAAGTTCTGTAGCACCAGTAGTTGCCTTCATCACAATAGATCCAAGCCGAACCTTACATTGAACACGCAATGAGCCAGGCATTTTGGGAACAGGGATGAACTTAGTTAAATTACCAGCTTGACTAACGCCACCAGCGACATAGGCAGCAATAAAGGCCTTATCAGTACCAGTTAAATTACGGTAATCAATAGAGCCTTCACCGGCACCAACGCCGGAACTAGCAAGATTACCTTTAGTACTTAAATGATCCTTCATGTACTTTGCATGGCGCTCTTTCTGCTTTTGCTTCCACTGCTTCCTAGTCATAGGTGGTTTAGAACCTTGATGTTGTTTACCTTGATTAGGGAAGCGAGGAGCTTGTCTAGGCTTCTTAACATGTTGTTTACCTTTACCACTCTTCTTAGAAACGTCAATTTTAACTTCAGTAGTCATTTCAGATTTGTCTTTAGCAACTTTAATTTTAAAACCATCCCTGCCTTCTTCTGATGGTTTTGAAGCAGAGGTAACTGCAGAGGCAGGCTGCAATAAGGACAGACCTTCACGAACAGTTTCTTCATTAGATGAGACTACGAAGTCCTGGACACCACCAACAACTAAATCGAGACCGGAATCAAGAGCTTTTTGGGTATTTTCCTTATCAGAAATTTTCTTCAAATTCTTTGAATAACGCCAATCACGAACATCAGTGCCTTCAGCAAGGACATTGATGCCCGTCATAATAGGTGTCGACAAATCAGAAAATACCTCCGCAACAACTCTTTGTCCTGCCTCGGGTGGCCGATCAAGTCCAGCAACTGAACCAACACCACCGACAGCAGCAGGAGGACTAATACCTTCAGTAGTCGCTCCAATAAGTTGATCACGAGTAACCATTGCCGGAAGGAGAGCATTAATTAATTTTTTCGGGTTAGGAACAAGAAAAGACATTAACTTTAAAGTGGAAACGTATTACAAAAACCACTTTACAACTCAAGAATGTGAGAAAAAATAAAACACACTAATGATTAGGTTGCAGATAATGTTTTTCAATAACATATCGCGGCCAACGAAGGGTGAGGATAAGCTCCAAAGAAGCATCATCCCCTCCACATCCGGTGGGCTTACCGGTCATTTGAGGAGTATAATTCTCAAGGATAAAATCAATTGACCGATCAACCAAATTGCGAAGATATTCATCCCACCAAACCTCAATACGAATAGAAAGTAAGCGACGCAGCAATACTCGAGGATTAACCTCTTGTTTTTTGAGAAACATAGAAGCAATCATTTTCTCACGTTTCATTAAAGGGACGTAAACCCCACCGTGATTATGAAAATGCATACTACAAAACTCAAGCGTATCAATAGTCTGGTTCGTATCATCACCGTCATTATATTTCAAAATAACACCGATAGATAAGAACGTCTTCGCTAAAGCGGACCCAGTCATGAGGTGCTTAACATCATCAGACCAGGACCAAATAACGTCATCACCCATAACAACTAAATGAACATGGGATCGAAAAGAAAGCCACGTTGGCAGGAAGCGTTTATCGCAACAGACAACTAAGCACCAATGGTAGAAAAAATAAAGAGCATGAATAATAGTGTTATCATGCAACGTATTAACCTGACCACTGGGTTGACCAATATGTTTAGCGAACAAATCACCTTCACAGCCAACAATCTCAGAATGTAAAACATTATGATAAAAATACTTAATGGCTTCTTTCATAGCATCAGTCGTTAAATTATGAGATCGCCAACGAGCAATAAAATCAAAGCTTGGGGGCATAACACTGCCATCCCAAC